TAATTTACAAAGGGGTTTATAAATATAGTATTATGTTAAGCTATCAGGAAATATTTAATATTCAAAAAACCACTTTGCCCCTTACAAAGAAAGAACTTGAGGGGGTATTGTCTAAAAGTGTATTCACCGGATATGTTCAATGTTCATATTCAGTCCTTGTTCAAACATTGAAAGACATAGCTACTGCTGAAACCTATCAATGTACCATTAACCCCGAACAAATGTATCAAAATGGAAACAACCCATTTGAAAAGGGTGATTGTATAATCCAAATTGAGGGTACACGATATTACGAAGAATTTATCAATAGGGTAATCCAAAGTGAAGATTCTAAGGAATGGACTGACTTTGTAACCTATTCGGAAACATTCCGTGGTGAATTGAAGGCTGCCAAAGAAAGCATAATCAAGAAATACCTTTGGAATAGACAAAATATAATGAACTGGTGTGAAGAAAAGTTTATTGCCATTATTGGTGAAGATAAGGAAAAACTTATTATGGATTGGGATAATTTCAAGGCAAAAGTCCTATTGACATCAGACTTGTATGGCTTTATTGAATGTTGTAATGAAAGTGAATTACAATTAGCAACAAAGGCTTTGTCAAATATACTTTGTCAAAAACTAACAAAGTATAGACCTGAACTTATGCTTCACATAACAAACAATAGTAAACGAGAAACTATCATTACGGTAAAGAAACCAATTATTAAAAGAATATTCATAGTTTCTTCTTATGCTAAACAATGTGAAAAGGATTGGCCGATTATCAAATTTACATCTTTGGATAAAAGAAGTTTTGATACTCTCAGTATGTGGGAGGATTAATGATTAAACACACCGAAACAATTTATAATACAACGGTTCGCAGACAAGATACTACTTGGAAATACGAATGGGATGTAGATAACCCAGACAAAGAAGGTACTATATTCCTTAGTCCTATAATCTATGACAAGAATCGTGAAAAGACTTGGACTTTCGCACCTGATGAAGAAAGTGGTGCTAACCCATACACTTTGAACATTATTGGTTCTGATTATTCCGAAGCAGATGGAACACCTAGAAACCACCTAGACCAAACTTGGTATGGTAAGTTCAGCGGTCAAACAAGATATTTAAGACCATATTCATCTTTGGTTACTGTAACATCTGAAGTAGGTAATGTTACTGTTGACCCATTCCCACCAAAATTCATTACTGACGATGAAACTGACAATGTTATTTTTTCACCCGTCTATAATGTGGAAGATGGTGAAGATGATGAAAAGATTTACAAGATTGCACAAGATAGTGTAAGACATTTTGAGTTTCAATTTCAAGACAAGGCGGGATTGGATTTCAAACACTTTGCTATAAAATTAGATGTTGCCAAAGAAGGTGATAGCAGTGATAAAAACATAGTCCTTTATGAATATGTAAGAGCATTAAAAGACAAGTTCTATCAAGATGAAACTTGTAACTATGAAGGTACATATTTCCCTGATACTTATGCTAATTCTACACAACCTGTTCCTAAATCACAAATACTTGACCCACAAGAAAGATGGGTAAAGAATGTTAAAGTGAAGTATGACGGTGCTAATCTTTATAGTATTTCATTTGATTTAGTTTCAAGTCCAGAAGCTATTACTGGTGATGATAAATTAAGAAGATTCTTTGCCTCACCTAGAGAATTGTTAAAAATTGGTTACACTTGGAATACACCATTGGATAATGTAGTATTCTATGGTAACAGCAACGAAAAATATGTTGGTGTAAATAAAGCTATTTTCTTGAACCAAGTTCCAACTGGTGTTAATACTATTGGTGATTGGATTCTTTATCTTGAAGGTGGAAAAGACAATGATGGTATTCCACATATACCACACCGTGCCGTTGGTAGATTGATTCTTGAAGTATATGACTTGGCTGGTAACAAGTCAATCTATTATGACAAGAAAGAATTTTGGACTATTGATACCGACGATATTGACAATATGGTTCCAGTCAATATCACATTCTTTAATCCTGACCCATCTAATTACTTTGTCAATGATAACATTGAAGGTAAAGTATCAGTCAATGCACAAGATATGAATAAGTTCTTATGGAGATTCCCTGTAGAAGCTGAATTGACAGGTGTTTCTATTGGTCAAATTGACACATCAACTTATCCACCTTATCCTGATGGCATTGAATGGCAAGACAATTCTAAGTTGATTGGTTGCTACAATGTTCTTACTGGTTGTAGAGGATTCAATGTATTCAAGTTCACACAATATGGATATGTTGAAGTTGCTGCTTGGGTAGAAACAGGTAACAAAAAGATTGACACAATAATAAAGGAAAGAACTTACAATACTGCTAAGAACGGTCCGTGGATTTATGAAGATGGTGGTCGCAAATACGATTTGTTGCGATTCGTTCCTAGCTATTTAAGAAACACTGATTTCAATGATTTCATTGAATTTTTCCAACTATTCGCTAACACAATGTATTTGTCATTAGACAAGAACAGAAACATTTCTGCACTTGAAAAGATTGCTCGTATTGGTAACTTTAATGACATTGATAAGATTGAAACAAAGTTATTAATGCATTACGAAAACCAATATGCTAATGAATTTCCTTTTGACAAGAAAGCTATTCAAGAAGTCAATACTTTGTTTAGTAATGTTGGTTGGGAAGTTAAAGACGATGAAGAGGTTTATGGTGTTATCAAGTATGCCTTGGATAACCTACCTGGCTACAATAGATACAAGGGTTCTAATATTGGTGTAGCTGGTGCCTTGAAGATGTTTGGTTTCACTTGTAAGGTCATTAACCTATGGATTCGTAAAAAGAATACCATTGAGGAAGACCCTAACTTTGTGGAAGAGGACAGATTGTCTGAATTTGGTGATTTCTTCCAAACAAGTAGATTCAATATTGAAGTAGATTCAAACAATTATTTTGAAATATTCAATGAACACTTGGATTTCTTTATCAACTTGGTAAAGAGTATCAAGCCAATTACAAAAATTCTTGACTTGATTAAGTACACTGTTTCTACAAGAAAAGATATAGCATTTATTCACGACAGTGTTTTAAGTGATAAAAAGGAAGCCTATGTTTATGTTCTTTCTTGGCAATTTAGAGAAGATGAAACATTGAAAAATAGAATAGTTACTACAGCAAATGTTGATTACAAAACTAGACATTGTTCTGCATTATGTTTGCCATATAAGACTACTGGTTTAAATTCACAATTGCATAATGAATCATCTACAATTTATGTTTGGGATAACGAAAACTCAGAATATGTTTATAAAAGATTGATGTTAGAAAATTATTACACCATTATAGGTAAACTATTAGAATGTAACAAAGCCGACTTAGTCTTTAGATGTTTTAGAAGGGGTACAAGAACCATCCGTGGTATTACAAATAAAACTGAAGATGAAATTTATTATAGAATACCTTATAACAAAACAAAGGTAACATTGAACCCAGGTATGTTCTGTCTAAGTACAGAAAATGGTGTTGGTTTGGTTAATTTGTTCAATATGTTTACATCTTATATTGACAACTATCACTTACAAGGATATAATGTTTATAATTACCATACAGGAACGGATTATTTTACCGATATTGAAATGGCTATTGAATACATTCCTGGTACAAATTATATTCAATGCCTTGATGATAAACGATTTGGTAATGATAAAGAAATTAAACCATTCCATTCTAAATCATCAACATAAATACATTTAGAGGAATTATGGGAAATAGTGTTTATAACAAGGTTGAATATGTTTTTACCGATGAAGGTAAAGAATGTATATTCAAACAAAATAATGGAATGAAGTATTCCATTGTTGGTGCAGTATTATTTTCCGATAAGTATAATTGGGTAAGAAGTAAGTACAGCAAAAAGCATGTGAAAGTTGTTGGTGATGAAACAATAGTAACAGATAAAAATTATTTACATACAATTACTTGGAAAACCCTACAAGAAAACACACAAGTAATCTTCAAGAATGTTCAATATGAATATAGGGGTGGTTACTATGTTCCCGATGAAACTCAATATACAAATGCTTCCAACAATGTTCTTTCACACTTGATTCAAGTACAAGAAGCTTTTTCTACTACAAAAAATATGGATGGTGCACCGATACACTATGTTTCTTACGATGTAATAATTAAGAAGAATACTTTGAACTTGCTAAACCTTGAAAACATTGATTTTGAGTTTGATGGCTTGGCATTGATTGGTGTTCCTTATAAGAATGACATTACAGACTTATATCACCCATTAATTGATTATCAAGATTATAGCATAGTAGCAATTAGTTATTTTCCTGATGAAAAAATAAAAGTCCTACATAATCAAAATAAGAAACTTGCTTTCAATGTGGAACTACACTTGTATCTTAATGATGATAAGGGTATTGAATTAGTAAAGTGGGATGAAGAAACACAAAAATATGTTCCAGATGAAGAAGCTAAGGACTTATACCATTGTTTACATTTCGTAAATGACGGTACATCAAACAAAACCAATGAAAATATCAAATCTTTGGGCGGCACAACAAAATTATTGATATGGTAATACAAAATGGCAGATAAATTTATTGCGTATGATTCTTTTGCTAAATTAAACATCATGTCCGAAGCAAGTGGTGTAAACGATAAAATTATACCACAAATTATGTTTAATTTATCAAACACAGGTACAAAGAAAACTTGGAGTGGTGATAGACTTGCTATCACATATAATTACAACAATGGTAATAATGCTTCATTATTCCGTATTTCCGAAGTTACTGGTAGTTATAGAAACAAATTAAATTTTGAATTGCTTGGTGCTAACAATATCTTCTATGGTAGTGTTAAGGGAACATCAAACAACTCCTTCATATTCTCACAAAATAACACAATTAGCAATAGTTCATTTGATAACAACTTTATCAATGCCGATGGTAACCGTATTGTGCCAACATATACCTCAGGCATTAACTTTATAGATTCAAACTACAACTTGATTGCTTCAGGTTATTTACATCATAGATATTCTTCTGCTGCCAATATTTCCTATTACCATTCTAACAACAATAGATTGTTACCACAATTTACCTACATCAAGGGTTACAAAGGTACAAAGGGTGGTAAGGGCTTAATTTCACAGCCATTGTACGATAACAAGGGCTTGATTACCGGTTATTCATTGGTATCAAGTTACAACGGCACCCAAATGTATATCAAGGGTGTTAAGGGTGGTGTTCTTAGAAACTACACATTTATCAATAGTGATTTCAACAGATTCTTAGGACACAATGATTACGAATCATACACTACAGTTATCAATTCACATAATGGCTATTACCTAAGTGATAATGGAACAAAGAACACAGTCCTAATTGGTAACGATTGGGGTTACATCAAGGGTGTATCTGGAAACACTATTGCTATTGGTAAAGGTCTTATCAACTACAATACAAGTAGTGATAAAATTATTTTAGGTCAATTTAACAGAAATTCACAAGACCCTAACGATATTTTGATTGTTGGTGATGGTCGCTTATCACAAGAATATTTGGATTCATTGACTGCAGTCAATAAGGACTGGGCTACAAATGACAAGTCCTATGCGAAAATCCTTAGTGCTTTAAGTGGTAATGGTTCACCAAGTGCAGATAGTGGTTTGTATAGACACAACATCTTCACAGTCAATAAGAATGGTTACATTACTATTTCAGATTGGACTAATCCATCCAACTCTGCTAGATATGGTTATAATGGTATTACCGCTTACTTGGATAATGTTTCTTACACAATTCCATTTAGAACTTTGTATAACAAAATCAATGTAAACGATGCTATCACACAAATGCAGGAAACAGTTGATAGTTATACACAACAAATGGACGATATTATCAAGACTATGCCTAGTAACTATTTCTATTCTGTTCCTAACTCTTATACCGCAGTATATTTGAATATGACCGACAAGAGTACTTTAGGTAATTCTGCCTTTATTTGGAAAGACATTTCAGCTAAGATGGAAAACAATACTATCTTGGGTATCACTTATGAAGGAACAGACCCATCAAAGGAACTTATGATTTATTGGTCAGCTACTACCGGTAACAATAACATTGTCCCAACTGGACCTAATACAGCAGAAATTTACGATAATAAAGTAGTTCTATCTGCAAAGATTCACCCATATTGTTCAAAACAATTTATGTATTTGTTATCTGGTAATGATAATAATAGACGCGGTAGTGATTTGATAAACAATGTTCAAAACGATGAAACGAGTAACATTCAAGGATTTATGTTAATTGAAGATTAACGAATAAATATAGTAATGAAAATCACAATTACAGATAAATGTAAAGAATACATTCTTAATGCAGAGAATGGTATTAAGTTTCAAGTCAAAGGATATGCCTTCCTAGTTGACAATGAAAGAATATTGCCTAAAAAGGGTTCTGAAGTAAAATTAAAAGACTTGTATAGAAAGAACCCAACTGAAGAAGATGATTTAATTGTACTTGACCCATTAAAAAATCCTAACCAAGATATTCTTTATAGATTGTTTGATACAACCTATGTTCCTGCAACTGAACTAAAGACTGAAGAAAAATATCCTTTTGGTACATACAAATTTAGATTTGACCAAGGCTTAAACCCTACAAAGAAAGGTGGTTTTTGTTGTGCTGACTATAATTGCAGCAAGTTTGATGCTATACTTGTTATAGGTCAAAAGTTTGATGAATACCCAACTTATGTAAAGGAAGAAGAAAGATGTTTTCTTGCTGCCTATATAACACCAGACCCACAAAAAGATGATGAAAAAGATTTATTAAAAATTGATAGCCTAGATGATAAAGGTGATAATGCTTCTGGTCCAGTATCTAGAGTTATTTCTTGGGTATTCTCTTTAGGTGAAGTTGAAGATGATTCTACAACCGTACAAATAATGTACGATGAAGATTATAAGAACTTAATGGAAAACTATGAATTAAAAGATAATCAAACTACAATGATTCGTGTTGGTGGTGAAAAAAGTTCAAAGAAAACTGCATTGTTCCTTGTACAAGCACCAGGTTTGGGAACACAATATGATGAAGTAATAAACAACTTAGAAATAAACCAAGCCGAAGAAATTAATAAACAATTAATTAAAAAGGAATTACAACCAACATACACACCAATAGATTTTTCTGGTACTTATGTTCCAACAAATATCATATTGACCGATGAAACTGAAAAGGTAAACAACCTTTGGAATGTAAAGCCTGCTATTACAATCTTTGACGACCATAACTCACCTATTGCTAAACCACAAATGATGTTGTCTTATTGTGATGATGATGGATTAGCAATAAATTCACTTGCTATCACATATAGTAAAGACAAGGATAAGCAATTATTTAGTATAAACGATGTAACAGGTAACGATACTATACAAGCAAACTTGTTCCCTGAAGATTTGCACGAAGAAAATAAGTTTTGTGTAGACCCAGAATATAAGCCATACAACAATACTGTTGTATCTTCTTGGGATGCTGAAAAGAACAATTCACGATTCTTCAAGCTACATTCTAATGGTGGTTATTATAGTGGCTTCAATGTCTATAACACATTTGAATTAAGTTCAAAGGGTACAAATTTATCAGCTTGTTCATCTAATACATTCTATGTTTCAAATTACAATACACTTAAAAATAGTGTTTTAAGTGAATTTATACATTCAAATAACAATAATATTAATTTGTTATCAAATGCTTCATTCATTGATTCACATAATATATTGTTTGACTCATATCCAGAACAAGCACCTTATGAAAATAACACACCAACCTTAACCGGTCATACATTGATTGGTGTAAATGGTGAAAAGGTTACTTATTGTTTAACCGGTATTTCTAAATATTTGACAGACAATATTGTTAAACAAGGTACATACAATAATTTTACCCATATTGGTACAAACTATAACACACAAATTTACAATGATTATCCTACTCCAACAGTTACATCATACACAATAAATCATAATTATACCGATTTACCTATATTAAACGATGTTAAAAGTGTTAAAGGTAAGGTTACCGTATGTGCTTATTCTGGCAAGAACGCAACAAAAAGTGATAAAGACAAAACTGATAGACCTATTGAACTTGTCCTTGGTTATGAAGCTTTTAATGATGCAACTAGAAGAGAAACATTTGAAAACAAATTAAATGTTGATAATTTTGCCCTTATAGGTCACGAAGGTTTACTTGCTTCAAGAGCTTTCTATAAAGATTGGTATTATCCTGGAAGAGAATATGAAGGCTATTCTAATTCTTTGAAGAAAAGTAATTGGGTATTAACAGGTACACCAACTGGTGTAAATCCAAATGATTTTACCGTTGTATTTGGTAACTATAATAGCTTGGTAAACTCTAATAAGAGTTCTCCAAGAATAAGTTATTATTGGCTTACTATTCAAAAATATTATAGAGATTATTTGAATGATGGCTTAGTATATGATTCAACAAATACATTAAGTTCTGTCTATAATAATAGTAACATTTACGAAATAGGTTCACCTGTTGTATTTAACGATATTAGTTTCTATAACCAACAAGATAACTGTTTCTCTAAAGTAATAGATGATGGTTCACCATTAAATTATAACTTAGGTGTTTGTTTCAATCAAATTTCAACCGATGAAGGTGACTATTCTTTGAATAAGTTGCTTGTAGTTGGTGGTGGTGAAGGCTACACTGAAAATACTCAAAACACAATCTTCTCACCTGCAGAAAATGTTTCTAAAGAAAAGCATTATTATGAAGTTGCTAAACGAATTGATGTGTTCTCAGTTGAAAAGGATTCATTCCAGTTAGTCCATAACAATACTTATGACCTTAACCCATCATTGTCCGCAACAAAGGTTGGATATATTCCAGGTATGTTCGCCGTTCGTGGTTGGGAAAAGCCGGTTCAAAAGTATCATTATAGATACACATCAGGTTATAATGGTGCCGCACCATCTGGAACAAACATTATTAGTGCTACACTTGTAACATCACCAAACTCATACAACCTACAAAACACTATCTATTCACCTACTGGTATGTTGATTCCATTGATTCGTTCATCAAACGATGGTTACAAGCTAAATATTGAACATATAAACGATTATATCAAGGGTAGTACAATTACTGGTATTTCTAAACGAGTAAATTTCACAGGATTGAAGAATAAATTTGATGAATTTATGCAAAAGAGATACACATTCGTTTACAAGACCCCTGGTGTTTGTACTGTATCATTCATAAAGGGTGCTAAAGGTAGTAAAGGAACTAAGGGAACTAAAGGCTACAAGGGTTCTAAAGGATTAGTAAAGGGTAGAGATTACACAGTAGATTGGCGTTACAGATTGTACATTGACGATTTGTTTAATGGTTTGAATACTAAAGGTATCAAGCTCCGTGGTAACGGTGTTAAGGGTATCAAGTCAAGAGTATATACCATTTATCTTGTCAATGAAAACAAGAAACACACCATTACATTTAAGGGTATTCGTATGCGTAAGGTTGGTGCTAAGTATCAAACACTTATGACCACACGATATATCCACCCAGGTATGACACAACGCATTATGTTCGTTGATAATGGTGCTAATGGTCAATATGGTGTAATGAACTTTAACTACTACAATGAAAATAACGATTCATTTATGACTAGATAAATAGATTATGGCAGAAATTTATACAAAAGATTATAATGGTAATTTAAAGAGCTTAGGTGATGCTGACATTAACAAGGTTAAGACCGTTGTTAATGGTGCAGAATTGTCTAAGTTCATTAAAGACTTTTGGACTGATAAGAAATCAGGTAAACACCCTGAACTTATGAACAAGCATAAGGCTATTTTGGAGGCTGACTTGCTTGTTTCACCAAAAGATTTATTTGAACAACTTAATGCCAACAAATTTATCTTTCAAAACTTTGGTCCAGTGAACATATCAGACTTTTTAAGAAAGGCAAAATTGGATTCCTACTTAAAGCCTGAGTTCGTGAATCACGCATTGAATGTTACTACACACCAACCTGCCATTGGTAAGGGTGAATTTCTACTTGTATCTTGTTTCAAGAACATAAATTTCGCATTTGAAAGTGGTGACTTGATTGATGATGATGGAAATAGAATAGAAGTCAAGGGAAACCACGCACCAATAGGCGGACCGAAAGGTTTTAAACAAATGAATAAGTCTTTGATGTTCTCAATTTATCGTTTGTTTAATACAAATCCTGATTCCGTTGATTTAACAATGGATTGTGCTAAAGATTTGGAAAAGAAATTGATTGACAATCCTAGCTTGGTAAGACAAACAATGTTATTATTACAAAATAATATAAAAGAAAGTAGTGTTCTAGCAAATCAAATGACAGAATTATTCAATGAAAAGCATAATTTATTGAATGTTATTGCTGCTGCCCATTTGTTCGCATATTTAAGACTACAAAAGGCTAATTTCTTGTTTGCTATCAATGACAAAGCCTTTGCTGGATTCAAGGCACCAGACAATTTAAAACAATCTTATGACATTATTCAACATTTTAATGTAAATGGTTGGTTCACTGGTAATCGTGGCATAACTTTCACCTTAAAGAAGGAGTAATAATCTATGGGTGAAAGTATATTATCAAAAGCTACGCAACAGGGTGGTGTTGCCAAATACAATTATGTTGATGAAATATACAATATTCGTATAAATGACCCTAAAGAGGGTGTAGTTATTCCTGCTAATATCATAGTTTCATTGGAAATTGATGAAAATATGTTTAGTTTGCTACCTACATTCAAGTTAAGAATTGAAGATAAGGGTTCTTTCTTTAGTGGTATCAATATAAAGAACGGTGATAGAATATATTTTGTCATTACACCTAACATTACTGTAGAAGGTGAAGAGCCAAATCCTTATATCAATGGCGAATATTGTGTACAAAGTATAGATTGTATAGCTGATTTAGCTAAAGGGGTATATAATTATACAATTACAGGTATTTTCAACGCACAAAGCTATCTAAACCAAGTTACAACCTACCCAAAAACTACGATGTTGTCAATAATTACTAGAGATGATATGAAATCTGGTGATGCCATTAGACAAGTGCTTGATGATACTACATTGAAATTGAATGTAGAATGTGATACAGACGATAAATCATTATGGATAAATTGTAATGACACTAGAGCACAGTTCATTGAAAAGATTGTTGAACACGCATGGGTAGATGTTGATGATGCCCCATTGATTTACACTGACTTATTTGGTCAAGCACACTATACATCTGTAAAAACATTGGCTGCAAAGAAGAAATTGGCTAAGTTTGAAAACATCAAGTATAACAATGACCACCTACGATTAGAAGGTGGTAACGAAGTTGTTATGTTGTTTGGTGATTGCGACTTTCTTAATGCTGCTGGACCTATCCTAAACCAAGGTGGTTATCAAATAAAGGAAGCCTACTACACACCATACAACTTTACCGAGATTTGGGATGAAGATATACCACCAGCAGAAGTAAGTTTCGTGGATATGGTAAAGGATATTCTAGCTTCCGCCGGTGATATTTCAATGATGGATATTATGATTGGTCAGTTGATAGATGCTATTACCAAAAGTAAATATAGAATAGCAACTTATTCACAAAATGACCCATATCTTGCTTCTAGAAGCAATAAAGCAAGTAGTCAAATAGAAAATACATCTAAATTCATTGATTGCGGTATGCATTTCAAGGATTATCATACGCACTATGACATAGCACCAGCACACAATGAAATGATTAGACGAAGCTTTTTCCAAAACTTTATAAATATGACGGTTGATGTTCATAGATTACCTGATGAATTTAAGAAATCTATTTGTAGACCCGTCTTAGGTGATAAAGTTTATGTTGATTTTTCTACATCGGATGGTGTAGATAAGATACATTCAGGTAACTATATAATATGTGGCATTAGACATTGTTTTAGATTCGGGCATGCTTACACAATGGAAATGAAATGTGTTACTGATGGTACATTTGGTAAGGGTGCTTTTGAAGAAGAGTTAGAAAAGGCGAAGAAAAAATGAGAGATATAGACCAATTTAGACAATTAATGAAAGGAAAAACCGATAGTATCAATACTGACCAGGTTATTCCTAAAGCACCACCAAAGGAAATGAAGAAATGGACTGGTATTGTTGTAAACAATGCTGACCCTGACAAACTTGGTAGGGTTCAAATCAAGATTTATGGATTCTACGATGATTTGGCTATGAGTAACATTCCTTGGGCTGTACCTGACATTCAATCGTGGACTTCAACAAAGGGTAATTTCGTAGTTCCTGAATTGAATACCATTCTTAGGGGGTATTTTGATAATGGTGATGAAATGAAACCTGTCTATGATTCTGTTGCTTTCAATGCAGCCTATTCTTCTTTGGAAGGTGACTTTTTTGATTGGTACACAAGAACCGAAGATTATCCTCACACAATGGTTTTGTTCCAAACTGACCAAAAAGATTACCTTGTTATGAATAAAAAGACAGGTGAAATAGCTTTCACACACCATACTGGTACTGTTATGCGTATTGATAGCGATGGTAACATTGATATTGGAACTAGCATTTATAGTGGTGGTCCAGCTAATATGACAGTCAATGTTAGTGGTAACATACAAATTAATTCTTTCGGTGATTGTAAGTTAAGTGCTTTCGGAAATGTAGATGTTCAAAGTACAACTGGTCAAATTACTTTGGGTAACAACCCTGCAAAGAATCTTGTATGTAATTTGCCAAACTGCTGCATTTGTGGAGCTCCGCATGCCGTCGGTAATGTTCAAGTAAAGGTATAAATTATGAGTATATTAACATCTAGCTATGACCCACTAGAAAATGAAAGATTGATTGTTGGTGCTTTAGATAATGAAGGAAGACCAATTGCCGGCTTTGAATTTGGCACTATGGTTGTTGACTGGTACTCTGTTGTTCCTGAAGCATATTATAAGGAATATTTGCCTGACAATTTAAAAAATATAACTTTAGAAGACCCGGTCAATAATACTTATTTTTTAATTTATATTACCGATACTTATGATTCTATTAAAGGTGATAGTAATGCTCAAAGAATTATGTCATTAACTAGATGGAATATGATAAATTCTAACAATCACTATTTGCGATTATCTTATGTAAATGGTGTTAATACAATTTATCACAGAAGCCCTGATGCTTTATTTTTGGATGATGGCGATGAAACATACAGAAATGATAGAAATGGATTTATCGCACACAATCACGAACCTTGTATGTGGGCTACAACTAGAGAAAATGGGCAGGCTTTTGGTGGTGCTAATACACAATATAGAGATAAATATGGTGATAGACCAGGTGACCCAATGAACTCACCTGCTTGGTGTATTGGTAAATACGCAGGAAAAATCAATACATTATTACCAAAATATAATTTAAGAACTGAATTTGAAACAGACCATAATAGAATGGGACGTGTTCCTACTTGTTGGAAAATCTATCAATCAACTAATGAAATAAACCCAAAATGGCAATTGTTAGATAGTCATTATAAAGATTATATTTTATATGGTAATGGTACAATAAGTGATACCAACAAAAACTATGAATTTACTTGTAATTATGGAAATTAAAAAAGAGGGTTTTAACCCTCTTTTTCTTCTAATAACAAATTAACAATAAATGGTGGAACTACATTAGGCATTTCATTCTCATACAATTTGTAAATTTTTATCTTTACTCTTTGTGATAAGAATTTTCCATTCATTTCATTTTTCTTATCAAGTTTTTCTAGTAAATCTTTATATTCTTTATCAAGTTCTGACTGTTCCTTTTGGAACTCAACAATCATTTCTGTAATTCGTGGTTCATTATCCACAATGACTGGATTGCCTTGTTCATCACGGTCAACATATTTCTTGACTAAAGCATTGAACTTACCGCCATATTCGTGATATTTAGGGTCACGGTTTTCATCATAAATGCCATCTGCTATTTGCTGATATGGTGTAACCAACATTTGTAAATTTTTACAAACAAATTTACTATAAGTTACTGTTATACCATCTTTCTTATATTGGTCAATAAAATATTCATAAAGCAATTTAATATCACCTAATGAAACTTCAATTTCTTTTTCAACCATAATTACTCCTTAAATTCGTACAAATTATTAATATCTATTTCAGTAACGAGTGCTTTTCTTGTTATTGCGTGAAACCATTCTGTATGTGTATCATTTTGTATTGCTACTAATGGGCTTTGGTTTTTACCCATAAATCTAATAACATAGCTATCTGGTTGTCCTACTACACCAGCACATCTTCCATAACAAGGATAAAGTACTGCATTTTCATTTATCTTTGACATTGGTTCAAGATAATCATTTAATTCTGGAAACTTTTCCATTAAATACTTTACTGTAGAATAGCCATCACACTTTAATTTAAAACCTTCCATAATTACTCCGCTAATTTATTCAATCCTTCTGTGCTATGTGGGTCATCCAATGTATTCAAGTTTTCAAAGAAATCAAGTCCAGTAACCATTTTTTCTTCACGCTCTTTAATTTCATTCAATGAGAACAAAATACTATTTGTTGCTAATTGGGTAACATAAGCGAATGCAGATGTTGCTTGTTCATCATTATAACGATTAATATAAGTCATTACTGTAATAAATGCATCTTGAACTATATCATTTATATCATCATAATTACGCATTGATGTACGAAGCCTAAATGAATTGATTCTACCATTGATAATCTTCAAAAAGTATCCGCACATTTCATTTTTTAGATTATTAAATTTGATGTTATATTGTCTGCGTTCTTCCAAGGACATTTTTTCATATTGTTCTTGGTTCTTTTGTATTGTAGCTATTTTGTTGATAATGAATTGTTTGGCTGCATTGTATTTGTCTTCAGAAATCTTTCCCTTGTTAAACTTGTTTTCAAGTCTTTGTAGGTAAGAAGGACACCAGTCACCGCTTATCGTCCAAGTTCATTCTATTGTATTCTACAATACATTCTCTAAGTCTAGCATTATCAACATAATAATTCTTTTCATCGTCTTTTTTCGTAGCCATAATAAACCTATTTAATTTAATGTTTTTGCCTAAACAAAATATAATATATTAATATAAACTTAAATAAGTTTATGTTTTTTTGTCTAAGTTTAAACTTACAAACTTGCCCTGCTCATTGTAATCTTGCCATCATCTTTTTCCATTTGTTGCTTTTCTTCTTCAATCATCTTGGTTACATTTTGGTGCATAATTTCCACCTCCCACCAAGGCTGAGTTTCAGGAATTTGATAATTGGTGTACTTACAAATTCTTAGTATCATATCCAATACATCACCAACATTTACCTTACCAAATAGACCAGAATCGGTTATTTCAATCTTGTAGGTATATGCTTCACCACATTTAGGACAATATGTTGTAATCTTTCTGTCAAAGCCTATAAACATATCATCTACATTGTTCTTTAGTATGGAATAGTCCAAAGCACTTAACCCATTCAAGAATGTTTCTAAGGTCTTGTTAGGTGCGTCAATATCCATATACCTCATAAACAATTCAATTATGTAGTCATTTGATACTTTCTTCAAGTCCTTTATTCGTGGTTGTCTAAGTCTTACTTGTAAATTACAATCTGGCAAATCAATTATTCTATCCATAGCCTTGCTTTCATCAAGCAATATGGTAGGAAATTCAGCTAATTGAACTTCCTTGTTAAATTGTTCACCACATTTATCACATTTCAAGTGTAATTCGTAACCATTGTTGATACTAAAGCTGTTAGCACGAAGCCAAAAGATTAAATATTCCCTATCAGCTAACAACAATTCATCAAATTGTATATTTTCCAAGATTATACATTTTTGAACAATTTCATTGATAACATCAGTAGCATTTTGAGGACAAAGTGTAGAAAGATACTTGACCTCTTGAACATTCAATGGTCTAATCTTTATTACTGAATCAGGTTTGTAGAAATAACCCTTTGAAGGTATTTCTTCTTTAATCAATTTCCAATAATTATTATATAATTCCATACTAAAAAGCCACTGTTGAGAAATTCAATGTAATTACACCAGTAAAAGCACCTGGTGGAATCAAACCTGCACCTGCACAAGGTATTGTTATTGGTGGAATTGTTGCTATTGCCTTAGATAACATTGTACTTTCTAAATTTACAAATATTTCTGGAGTCATAGCTGCACCAATAGCATTAGCTGTTTCCAATAGTTCTATGGCACAAGTTTGAAATGTTGGGGTTGGAATAGTTGCTACTGCAACTATTTGTAAAATAGGGCTTGCTTGTAAAGTTACAAAGTTCATAGCAAACTTTGTTCCAAATAAATTGAACAAGTTAATGAAACATTGTCTACCATCACCACAAAACATAGCTGTTTTTATTTCAGGATAAGTTATTCTTTGAAATGTTGGTAAGAAATAAGCTAAAGGTCCAGTTATTGGTGTAGGGACAGGTGGTGTACCAGGCACAATAGTAGTTCCAGTAATCATTTGATTAGGTATAGAAAGTTTAGCCTCCAATTCTTGCATGAAAGAATTTAAGGAGTTCATCGTAGCTTTGATATACCATTCAGGGTCAATTTCTGTGCTTTGGTATAATTGTGGTTTTAAGAATGTTTCTAAACTCATTAGTTAAAACTTCTCCAGAAATCAGTATTATCAACCTTTTCATCAAACATACAAGGAGGTGGAGCATAATCATCTTGAACTGATTGTGTTACTATCTTAGCACTTTCCAAGTCAATTTGTGGTTGATTCAAGCAATAGATAGCCCAATACAAGGCAGAAATCAAGTCATCGTGTGTACCCTTTGTACCACGGAATACATTTGGTGTAATTTCTTCAAATCTTGATAGTTGGTTGATTGTATCTACATCTACCAATGTTAATTTATTGGTTTCCATAGCCTTTTTCAACATCATACAAGCAGCCAATTTACTTGCTTGGGTAGCTCTTGTACCAATACCACCTCTTTTATCGGTATTCAATACATTACCACAACCAATGTTATACCACAATTCTTCTGCAACTTGGTGACCTGTACCAGCTTCATTGTTTTCCAAAACCATAAATGCTTCATTGTATCTACTACTCATCTTTGCTATAACCTGAGCAAATTCGTAAGGCTTAATCTTATCGTTCTTATAAGTAGCAACTTGTTCAAAATGTTCAGCATTTACAACTTTTATAACTTGAATAGCACAAGCATCATTACCTACACCGGTAGAACTATCAACACCCATTACATACAAAACACCAGGGATTGGGTCTTCATAGATGTTAATATGGAAATTATCTTCTGTTCTAATGGGGTCTTGTGGAATAATCTTTTTAAGGTATTCACCATCTACCAATGTGTGAGATGAACCCAAGAATGAACAATTATAATGTACTAGACCATTAGAAAAATACTTATGCCCATCTTCTACTTGAACTGGCGTATAGACAGGTTGTATTCCAATATCTTCTATTGTCTTGATACATTTATCTTGTAAGAAATTACCTACTTTTAAATCACTAGCAATAACAACTTTACCATCATTATCAAATTTATGGTCAGTTGAACACTTTATACTAGAATCATCATCAAAGGTAATCTTAAAGCATTTGGCTTCTTTTTTATCAATCTTATAAAAACCCCTGAAGCCATTAGGGGTTAAAATTTTCATACTCATACTTTAGCACCATTCTGTGAATACTTCACCTTCATCATTGATTTGTTCAACTTTAGAGAATGGCTTAAAGTATTCGTTAATTACTTCGCCGTCTTCAAAGTCTTTGGTTCTTTCTTTGGCTGGGGTTGTTGTGGTTGGGGTTGGACGGACTTCTTTGGTTTCTTGATTGGTTGTCTTCTCATTTTTCTTCTCTTCTACTTTAGGGGTTTCAACTTTAACTGGGTCAGGAACTTCACGGGTTTCTTCACCTTCGCAAACTTCTTTATACTTTAATTTATGAATGTTCCAATAATGGACTGCAATCTTACGATTACTAAACCATTCACCACATTCTTTACACTTTTTTTCTATCATAATATCACCTCAAAATTAAAATGTTAATGTTATATATTTATATTTACCACCCGTCAAAGGGGTCTACTCGCCTAGTATCATCATCGTATTTATCATCGTATATTACTTGCTGTTGTTCTTTTTCTTTTAAGTTGTCATTAATAGCAAGAATATCACCTTTTGCTTCTACTTTGCTTGTAGTTTTTTCTTGTTCAGGGGTAACTACTTGATTTTCGTGTTTACCCAAATCCATATCCACATTGAATGTTTCACCTAGTTCTACATAACTTCTAATATGTTCCATATTATCATCGTTTACATTTAGTTCATCTACATTTTCGTGTGAATTTCTCCAAACCCTCAATATGAACTGATATGTTATTGGTGTGCTTAAAAAGGTTGTGCCTTCAGCAAAATCCTTGACATTGATAACTTCATAATATAAATCAGAATATTTAAAGTACATCAAATCACCAATCTTAGGAACTATTGAATCATAGGCATTTGGATTTTCAGTTTTCCAATCGTACTTGCTTGCTTCCAAGAAATGTTGAATTGTACATTGGACTGTTACCGTTTCAGTATAAATCATTCCTTGTAATTGATATTGCTTTTGTAATTGTGGAACATTGTCAGTATAAACTTGTAGGGCGAATCTTCTTTTTACATTTTCTAATTGGTCTTCACCGTACAATGGGTCAAACTTGGTATCGTGTTCCTTTACGAAATAATAAACTTCAAATCCAAACTTGTTATATGCCTCACTTGTCAAACTGGCTAACAAGGCAGCTTCACTACCATAACAATCATTATTTAAAGAATCAAAATATCTTGGTTGTGTCCAGTCCGTTTGTGGTGGGCAACTATTACCAAATACTTTTTGAAATTCACTTGTAAAGTCTGTCATACTATATTTATTATGTAACTTTAATTTTACAAAGAATTAATTGACAATTTAAACTTATTTTCCTATATTATGAATATCAAAGAAACCAACAAACAAAGAGGTAACAATATGGCATTTGGTTCTAAGGGCAAAATCATTTACAGCGAATCTAAGACGGTAACTCTTTTTGGTAAGGAATACCATTTGAAGGTTACAAGGGTTCAAAAGAAAACTCGTGACCGTGACCCGGTGACATTCAAAAATCTCGGTTGGAGTGAAAAGGTATTTACATTGGGTAAGGTTGAAGAATTTCCGGATGCTAGTTGGTGGCCGGAACTTGACTTTGGTCAGCGAATTGTTCCTTTTTCCATTAGTGGCTACGAAGAAAAGGACAAGGGTTTCAAGGCTGTTAATGAAATTATGGAAGCTATGGTATTTGATGCCCGTAAGTGGGAACACGAAGGTAACGAAGCAAATACCGATGATATTATTGCTCGTCTTGAAAAGGAATGTAAGTAATGAGTGTTTATTTAACTTTAAGCCAGGTCAATAAGATTGTTTATGGGCTTGGCTTGTATGACGCCAAATTGGTTGATTATCGTTATTTAAATAGCTACGAAATTAGCATTAAATCACCGTCATTTATTGGGTGGCAAACGGTTTTGTTCTTGAAGAAGCGAAATGGTAACAATTACAAAGTTACACATTTCTATGATGTGGTTGATGGGTTTGTTGATAATAACAGCAAACAATACCTTTTACGATATAAAACATCAGTTTATGGTAAGCCTAAGACTGCCAATGAGTTATACAAAAGACTTGCTAAACTTAAAGAAAACATCAAAAAGATGGAACAGGAATCCAAACAATACAAAGTGTTTAAAAAGAAACTTGAACTTTTAAAGGACTTTAACAATGAAACTTGAATATATTATTCACAACATCGCATATTTTCTTGGATTAGAAAAATATTATCACAAAAAAGCACTTTACCGTTTGTTTGATGCGTGTAACCAAAGATATTTTGATGGTAAACTCCCAAGAATTAAAATTTTAGTCAATAATGATATGGGTCAAATTTTGGGTCAGTTTTGTGCAATGATTAATATTGGTGAAGCAAATTTCACACCGACACAAATTTATATCAACTTAAAGGGTATTGCCGGAAATGAATATGCTATGTTGAATGTTATGGTTCACGAAATGGTTCATTATTGGGAATATTGCTTTGGTGGAACTCTTTCAGAAAATTGGGTTAATGCTTATCGCATTTGGCTCACCGAATTAAGGGGTATTGACTTTAGTAAAAATATGTCTGAATATGAAAGGATTTGGGATAAGATTAGAGATGTTTTAGGACACGGCCACGATGAAGTTCATTCCGAAATGTTTATGCAAAAATGTCACGAATTAAATGAAAAGTTTTCTGAACTTGATTTGAGAGTGGCATTTGATAAGCCTAAGTTGTAAACTTTTATTTACTCAATTTAATGGGTTTGTCTATTGACAAGCCCTTTATTTTTTCCTATATTAAACTTAGGAAAACTAAAACAAGAGGTAACAACTATGGCAAAAACAAAATTAACAAATAAAATTTTGAATGAAAAATACATTATTGTAGGTCATAATGTCAAAGGGGAGATTATAGGTCATCCAATTCTAGGTATGCCTGCAGGCAAAGTAATGACCCGAAAAGAAGTGTATGATGTTTTTTTTGCATTAACATATTTTAATTGTTTTAAAGAATGTTATGGTGATGTTAGTTGGGAAAAAGCACTGCAAAGTGATTTAAAGAAAGGATATTTTGCTAAAATTTAAGAGGTAACTATGTGTGTAATTTGCGATAAACTTAAAGAAATTTCCACCAAGCAGCCAATTCAAATCACTTGCTATTGGGGTGATAACAACCGTAATTGTTGTATTACCAGTGATTTAAGTAAATGTTCCATTGAGATTCTTGGTGATGATGGTCGCACTATTGTAAGTATGCCAATCACCCGTTGTCCTGCTTGTGGTGAACCCATTGTAAAGCCGGAAGAATGTAAGACTTTTGAAGATGTTGTAAAAAGGGAGGGCTAAACTATGTTCTCAGCTATGTTTAAAAAATCCAAATCGCAGGATTTCCCTGTTGAATGTCGTGCAATGTATTACTTTGCGAAAGGTAGGCATGCTCATGCTGCCCGTAAGGGCAGTGGTATGCCTTATTTTGTTCACCCGCGTGGTGTAGCTTGGCTAGTAAAGAAGTATGGTGGAACTATCACCCAAATCAATGCCGCATTCGGTCATGACCTATTGGAAGATACCGATACAAGTTTTGAAGAAATTGCTGTAATTTCTGGTAGTGAAGAATGTGCTGAACTTGTTCTTGAATTGACCAACAATAAGCATACCATTGAAGAAATGGGTAAGACCGATTACATGACAGAAAAGTTGTGTAAGATTTCAAAGGATGCCTTGCTTATCAAGTTGGCAGATATGGTTTACAATTCCTATGACCAGCCAAAAGAAAATGCAATGAAACGAATGTATCAAAATGTTTGTGAAATGCTCTTGAAAAGAAAAGATATTCCACAGCCTTGCCGTGAACTAGCACAACTCGTAATTTTGGCTTAGTATGAAAGTTGTAGAGTTAGAACATCTAATTAAAAAGTATAACCTTGAAGTAAAAGGTTTTGATAAACTATGGTATAATGACTGGTGTATTGGTAGCTATGGTACTGGTGGATTTGAAGATGATATTTGGATTCTTATTTATGGTATTTCAACAAGTGAAATTTTTAATTCAAATGAAGGTGAACAAGCAATTTTGAATATCATAAAACAAATTGATAATCAAGAACTTTCTGACAAAGTAAACTTATTACAACAGGTTATTAAATGACTGTAGGACAATTAGCAGATTTAATTAAAAAATATGACCTTGAAGAACAGGGTTATATTTTATATTATAATTCAAATAAAATTGGTGTTTTTGGTTCTTCAATGATGGGTTTGTTTATAAATTTTGATGGCTGTACTCTAGAAAATGTTTTTAATCCTATTGCTTGCGATTGTAAAATAAAACATATGATTAAAGATTTTAAAGAAAAGGCTATCAAACACAAAATAAATGAAATTGAAAAGGACTTTGTATAATGGAACTTAAAGAATTTGTGGAAAAGGTAGACAAAATTTTAAGATATAAGTTTGGTTATACTTATAACTTTGTTCCTGCAAATCCGAAATATAATAATCATTGTGATGAATATGTTTGGACTTTTGATTTTGACCCTTATAACAATAAAGGGGTTTGTCCTAGTGCTATGTACATACAAGATTATATTGGAACATCCAATGTTCCAGGTCATAGTAAAGGTAACATTGGTTTATGCTATACAAGTGTATTGTACCACATTACACCGACTGGTAATCATTCATTAACTACTAAGTCCTTTGATACAAAATCCAATTTGAAAAAACTTGAAAAGTTTAAGTTTGAAAACTTGTACAAGTGGGCAGAATGTCAAAAATCAACTTACAATAACTACACACAAATTCTTAAAATGAAAAACATTGAAGAAAGAATCAAGGAACTTAACAAGGATTTCAAGTAATGGAAAATATTGTTCAAAGAAAGAATAAGGATAATCAAACTTACATAGATTGTGCTATGGGGTTATTGCGTTATTTTGAAATGGGTGGATTCCATATTCGTGAAGAAAAAAGATATGGTTATCTTGTCTACATTGAAAAGAAAGATAGAGATGCTGACTATTGTAATGGTGATTTGATTTCTATTACTGAACTTGGTATTAATATTAAAAGATACAAAGGAAAAGACAAGAATGGTTGTCATACCTTTGATGGTTGGAAATGTTTTGCTAGTTATGATTTCACACAAGAACACAAAGACTTTATACTTTCACAAATGAAATATTATATTCACTGTTTTGAAAACAATTGGCCAGAACTTGCCAAAAAGAAAATGGCTGTATCTGACAAGAAACTTGGTATTGAAAAGGACTTTGAAAATGAAAATGGATGAATTTTTAAAAAGAAATATTGCTAATAGAATGATGAGTTATGTACTTAATTTTCATAAATCCTTTAAAAATAAACCAACTGCAAAATACAAGAAAGGGGTTTTTGCAGATATTAATAAAGACTTTACATATTGTGATAACACTGGTATGTTACAAACTGACCACTCTAATAGTTGTGTATCTAAGGGCTATACACGATATAAGTTTAAAGGCTTTGATTGGACTACAGAAACATTGATGATTGAAATTGAAAAGTTATACAAGTTATCTTTAGTAAAAAATAAAATTGAAGACTTGAAAAAGGATTTCCAATGATTGAAGTATTTCTTTGTACATTAGACGGCTGTGTTTTTGGTAATAAAAGAAATGCTTTAAATCACGCAAAATATCTTTTATACGAAATGCATCAAAGTGGTATGATGGGACCAGATTATTATGTTAAGGCAATTTTTAAAAAAGATGCCAAAGAAGAAAAACTTAGGAAGATTCGTGAAAGAATCCGTGATTTGGAAAAGGACTTTGAATGAATAGTGATACAGAATTTGAAGTTAATGGAACCGTATTTGAAGATATACTTAAAAAGTATAATTTTAGAGCTATTTACGGTGATGGTGTTATAGGTTTTTATCCAGATGAAACATCTTATCATTTTTGCATAATTGGAAGTTTCACATTCAAGCTACGTCCTTTGCGTTTAAAAATTCGTATATTTGATGAAATAAAAATTAAACACGATAGAATAGTTGGATGCTCAGACAAATCAACACTTTGTAAAAATATGGAAGATGTTGAAAAATGTTTACAAAACATATCTGCACAAAGAAAGAAACTTTTAGTATATTTTAAAATCAAAAGCATAAACAAAGATTTCAAAAAAGGAGAATAACTATGGCTCAACAGCAACATCTTACTTTACAGCAAATTGATGCTCTTTGCGACCTTATTACTAAGGCTTGGGAAGAAAAAGACCCAAATAAGAATAAGAATTACACTATGACTGAATCCGAAGTCAAGAACTTGGTTGAGGAAAGATTGTCTAAACTTAATCTTAGCCTAAGCACATATAAGTTTGAAAATGCTTGGAATAATATTGATGTTTACCAGGCTGTCAAACTTGAAGATATTCCAAAGTGTAAGAAACAATTTTGTTACATTCGTGATGTTTTCCACGGTGAAAACATTCTTGGTCTTTCTCTTGACCCACAGAAACCTTGTATGATTGCCGCAAAGTTGGATGATATTGAATCCGAATTTCTAAGGGAAGGTAACATTCAGGCTTCATCAACTTATATCAAGATTCCAATGGCATTTCACCTAATTAGTGAAAGAGTCCTTAGTGGTTGGGAAAACACTTGCTGTACTGTACCATTTATCGTTTGTTCCACACCTGAAGAAATTAATGCTTGGTTTGATAAGTTTGAAACTTATTATCCTCGCTTAGTTAAACAGGGTGAAAGATGTGCAGAAGTTCTTAACTTTGTCAAGACAAATGGTAAGCCATTCAAGGCTACAATGAAACAGTATGCCAAGCGAGATAAGGAATGGAAAGAAGCCCGCAAGAGTTATGAAGAAATGATTCTAAAGCAAATCAAGCGAATTACTAAACTTGATGAACTTGAGGATGATTTCAATGAGTAGCTTTGCCCCGCATTTCACTGCAGGGGCTATTGTAGGGGCTGTCGGGACAGGGGTATCACTAGGTATGGTGAATGATTCTAATGCCCTGACGGTGTCTTTACCGTTGATTTGTGGGGTAATGGGTGCATTAACACCGGATATGGATATTAAATCCAAATCTTCAATGGTTATGTACCTTATTTTCCTTTCAATTTCTTGTTACTTTTTCTTTACAGAAAGGATGGATTTAGCCTTCCTAACCTTGGTGTATTCAATTATACCTCAGTTCTTTGGGCATAGGGGTTTTATCCATTCGTTTATATTTGGTGTTATATCGGCCATTGGTCTATATTTTGCCTTGACTGGATTGTTAAATGTAATAGCACTACCTGCTATGATAGCTTCTATCACTTATTTTGTGGGGTTCTTATCGCATAAGGCACTAGATGTTTAACTTTCACATATTTGAATTAAAAGATATAATTGCTTTATTACAAAAATATAACCTGGAAATACAAAAGCCAGGTTATACCTTGTATGGAAAATACAAGGGTATTACTTTATTTGAAGGTACTGTTAGTGGTAAGGCAGATGATAAAATCTTAAATATTCAAATGGCTTATAATTTAATAACTTTCAATGATGAAATAACATATACTGGTAATTATCAACCAATAACTTTAGAAAATATTGAATTAAAATTGAAAAATTTGGTTGAAAAGTATAAACTATTGGAAGTTGACTTGAAGAAAAGAGAAATTGAAAAGGATTTCAAATGACTGAAGATGTAAAGATTTCCAAAATACTTGAGATAGCTGATAAGTATAATTTGAAAGTAGAAAAATATAAATTCAGTTATAAAATTTCCTTGAAAATGTCTTGTGGATTGCTTGTAGCTACAGTTGAATATACATCATTTGATGATGTTGTCAATATTGAAATGCCTAGAGAATATATTACTGGTTTTCCTAGTGATGATGGTCATAGATATATTCTTTGCCAAGGTTGGATGCAAGCACAAGGTTTGTTTTCATTTGAAAGAAAAGTAAAATTTCTATTAGAAAACTTTAAAAGATGTGAAGTTGAGTGCCGTAAATTAGAGTTGGAGAATGATTTCAAATGAAAGAAAATGTAACTATTTCGCAACTAGAAGAAATTGCAACTAAATATAGTTTACAAATTCACCACTGGGGTTGGACTACAAGATTTGATTTAAAAATAGATAGTGGTGGTTTACTTTTAGCAAGGGTTGATTACTATGAAAATAGTGATTTAATAATGAATATTAAGATGCCAGTAAAGTATGTGTTGTATTTTTCTAATGAATTTAAATGTAAACATATATTTACTGATGGCTGGATTGATATAAAAACCTTAGCTAAATTTGAAAAACACACTAAAGAACTTATAGAAAACTTTAAGAAATGTTTAGTAGAACAAAGAAAAGACTTTTTGGAGAAAGATTTTGACTAGAGAAGAATTTCACAACATTGTTAAGGAATATAGTCAGATAAAAATATATGAAAATTCTGAACAAAATAGAGAATTTATGTATATTGATGATGATGCATTAGGTTGGTATGATGATAAAATTAATGCAGTTCGTATAATAAATCGTTTTATAATGTTTGATGATAACTACGGCCATCTTTTTGTTACTACACCAACTGTCCCCGGTATTAATATGAGAAAAGCTGAAAACTTTTCAAACAAATTAAAAGATTTATTCAAAGAAAAGAAACAGCTAGAAATAGAAATAAAACTTAGAGAACTAGACAAGGACTTTGCCAATGACTGAACAAGAATTTAGAGGTTCGTGTGCTAAGTTTGATATTAAAGTTTTACTTGGCGGATTTCAATATATGGATGGTGATTACTTGTTATGTCAATGGCACGATATAACTTTAGGTCATTATAACAAGAATAGTGGTCTCGCAGTAATTACAGACAACTTTGTTCGTAATAAATTGTATATAATGAGTAAAAGGTATGACTTGGTAAATTCTGACCTTGAACATACTACAAATTTCTTACATAATGACAAAATGGAAGAAAGATTTACATATTTAATCAAAACATACAAGCAAGATATTATTAATGACAGGTTAAAAAATTTAGAAAATGACTTTAGATAGATTTAAACAAGTTTGTGAAGATTATGGGCTTGAGGTAATAGTCAACCCAACCTGTAAAGGTGAATACACCTATGCCCGTGCTTTCTATAAAAACGATGTTGTGGCAGTATATGATAAAAAACGAATATATTGTTACAATCGTCCAATCACATTTCGCTATGCTGCTGGGATGATGATTGATAATGGCGAAAGTACCGAAGTATATTCAACATCGGAACTAGAAGAAAACATAGTTAAAACTATTGGAAGATTAAAAAAGATTTTTATTAAAATTAAAAAGTTTGAAATTGAGAAAGAATTTGAATAAAAACACTGTCCTAGAAAGAACAGTGTTTAATTTTAATCTAATTGCTTATCTAATATTTTCAAGACTTCGTTCAAAGTTCCGCACATCTTGATATATTGGCTTATTAGTTGCTTCATCTATCAATGTAAGCTCAAATTCTTGAGGATTGCTTCTATCTATTGCTACCGCAATTTCATCGTAATCAAAATAGATTCCTTCCTTATTAACTTTAACTTCAACACCATAGTTTTCTTTTACCAATCTTGCCAAGTTGTCAAGAGAATATTCTTTCTCATCTACAACTGTGAATCCGGCTAATTCTAATTTGCTTATGGCTTCATTTATGTTCATTTTATACCTCATTTATGTTTATTATTTGAAATTCTTTAATAGCCCAATTTCCTTGTCTAACTGCTCTATCGTATCACCAAATAGATTCTCTAAACTTATCTTGGTACTATACTGACTCTTCAAATCTATTAGACTATCCCTAAATGCTTCAATCTTTAATATAGCTGAACTTATATCAAACAATTCATCATTTATTACATAAGTCTTATTATTTGCCTTGAATTTTATACCCATACTTAATACAGTTTCTACTAATTTATCGGCAAAATCCCTAATTATATTGTAAATGGTTTCAAAATGCGTATGCTGAAAGCCAGATTCACAAGACCAATGGAAAACTTGAACCTTGGTGGCAAATGTCAAGCTGTCCAATGCGAAACCAAATAAATTACTTATTTCGGCTTCCTTTGTGCCAGCCAAATAAGTTAAAAAATCATCTGCAAAATTTGTTTCTTCCATATTAAAAACCTCTTTATCTTATTTATGTAAACAACAATTTACAAAGTTTTTAATTGCCAATCAGCAATATTTTTATTATTATACCCACAGTATGATGTTTTTACAAAGAGAAAAGATTAATTATTTGTGCGAAAAGTACAATCTAAAAGTATGCCGGCTAGGTGATACTTATAAGCTGTTTATACAATCTTCAATATTCCCAATAAACAACTATTGGTATCTTTTTCCACAAGAAAATGCGGTTGGTTGGGATTGGATTCTTGAATTTAATAGTAAATCCGTTCAAAATGAACACCAATACATTAAGATTACCAATACACAATCTATGGTAATGATTGATGAAAAGAAAAGTGCTTTTTATAATACACCCAAGTATCAGCTTTGGGAAGGACTAAAATTGAACTATAATACCCAAGATGAACTTGTAGATTGGATTGAATCGTTCATAAACGATATTAGAAAGCTAGAAAAGACTCTTACTGTTGAAGATAGGGTTAAAAATATAGAAAAGGACTTTGAATGACTTATGAAGAATGTGTAAGCCATTTACCTGATGAACTAAAAGCATTAGGCTATAAAATGGTTAATGGAAAAATGGTTGATGATGTTACGAATTTTTACTTAGATAATTATTGTGATGATTGTCTTCTTAGAATAGTTAATGCAGATGAAAAAAATAGAAAGTGTATTTGTTATGCCCAAAAAATCCATTCAAGAGAATGGAAAACTTGTTATTATAACGATTTCAACGATACATTATATCAAACTATAATGGATTCAGCTAAAAATATGGTTGCCCAATATAAAAAATACAATGTTGTCTTGAAGATAAATGAAATTTCAAAGGACTTTGTATGACTTTTGAAGAATGTGTCAAGATATTGCCTGATGAACTAGAAAAAATAGGTTACAAGACTAGACCTGCTAGGGATAGTTCTTTTGATACTACTATTATGAACTTTCACCTAGACGAACACTGTAATGATTGCCTTATTAGAATAGTGAATCCGCCAAGGAAACACGAAAAATGTATTTGTTTTGCTGAACAAATCCACGCAACAGACTGGCATAGGTATTTTTATAGTGAAGTTAATGATGAAATTTACAATAAGTTAATGACTGCAGCTAGAAATATGGTAGCACAATATAAGAAATACAATGTAGAATTGAAGATAGATGAACTATCAAAGGACTTTGTATGAGTGAAAGCTACACTATGGATGATTACATAAAGGAAAATATAATTGATAAGTACAACCTTAGAAAGTCTGAATATGGTGGCTATCAAATCGGTATATTCCCTAATGAATATGGTAATCTTCTAAGTAAACAAGATGAAAACCTTTGGTATGTAGCTACAGATGCTAGAGTTCTAATCTTTGACAATAACCCGTGTGGTATAATCTATTCTGGCTTTACAACATTCAATTCTAATGCCCTTGTTACCAACATAATTGATTCGGTAAATGAAAAGCTAAAGGCTATTAAAGAATTGAAAATTGAAATGAAGAAGAAAGAAATAGAAAAGGACTTTGAAGATGAAACTTTATAAAGAAGGTGATTTAGGTAAATTGAATATGGCTGGTAGGCTGGCCTATGTTCGTTCATTGGCTTCTAAGTATAATCTTAAAGAATCTATACAAAATAGCTATGGTACAAAGGTATATGTCTATTATCTTAATCCAGTATGTAATAGCCATATTTTAAATTGGTGTGAAGAATCTGACCATGTAAGAATGGCTACGGTATTAAGAACCATGCGTGCTACCAATTTTTATAAAGAACAGCTATATGCCTATGAGTTTCAAAATGAATATTCTACAAAGAATATTGAAAGAAGATTGTCAAATTATACCAAACAAGCTAAAGAATTTATGATTAAGATGAAAAAACAGGATATTGAAAATGATTTCAAAAGCACTTGAAAAACTGGCTCAAAAGTATGGTCTTAGCTTTAGAGAAGAAATGTCTATGTCTGGGGTGTTTGTTATCTATTTCCCCGATTCATCTATCTTCGGTGTGATAGTAAGATATGATAGGGATAATGAAAGACTATCCTATTCAGATGATAGCTATACTATGCTTGACTATGCCCTATCGTTCCACGAAAACAAGTCTATTAGAGATTGTCTAACAATATTAGAATCGTTCAAAATGGTAGAAAAGACTATCAAGGCTAACATAAAGATAGCTAAAGAATATAAAGTTAGGAATAAAATACATCAGATAGAAAAGGATTTTAAATGAAAGTTACAACTTATGAAAGTGCTATAAATCATTGGAAAAACGGCTATTTGGCTTGGAATCCTAAGAAGTACGCCTATTACAAAAAGAATTTCTATATAGGGCTATCCTATTCAGAAGCCAACCCAAAATTTTCTGAAACAGAAAAAGCCTGTGCCTTCTATGATGATACTGACCACGAAATAGAAGATAGAAGTATAATATGTAAGGATTTTGGCATATTCTGTACACCAGAATATAATTATTATATAAAAATTTCTTCTAAAGAAACCCTTGACAACATAACAGAATCTGACTATAATGATATGATTATGGACTTTGAACACAAGATTAAGCAATATAAGATTAAGAATAAAATAGATGCTTTATCTAAGGATTTTGAATGATTACTAGAGCTGAAATATCGTTATTTTGCAAGAAAAACAAGATTAAAGAACCTTGGTTTAATCCTAATGACCCTAAAGATACATATGCTATCATATCAATTTCAGATATAGATTATTTTAGAAAATTCTATAAAAGACGCCCTTCCGACTTGTGGATTAATCTTGATACTGATGATAATAAAACAACACACCATTATACCGAATTTTATGACCCTAAACTTAAACAATATTATGTGTCAGATAAACCTGCTTGTGGTGCTTATTATAATAATTATGAATTTAATTCCCCTTGCTATCTAAAGTACGCACAACCGTTATCATCCTATAACAAGGATAAAATCATTTGTCTATTCAACCATATAATAAAATATGGTGATTCTAAGTTACACCCTATCTTTGGTGAATTTAAATTTGACTATGCTCCATTCAGTACATTAGATGAACTTAACTACCTCTATGATAAATCTATCAAGAACATAGAAGATAACTTTGTCTACCTATCCGACCCTAACTTTGTACAAACTATCAATAAGTACAAAGAAAATACTGAACATATAAATGAACTAACTAAGGCTAATGAAGACTTGAAAAATAAGGCTTGTACAATCCTACTTAAAAAGGCGGTTATATCCAATGAGTTTAAAGAAGAAAAATAACCAAATAACTAAGGAACTTTTACAGAAGTTCTGTAAAAAACACAAGATAGATATTTGTGACTGTGATTTGAGAGGCAAGGAACTTTATATCTATCAAAGAGATGTGGATGAACTTAAAGATAAGTCAGCCGGATACGATATGTTCCTATATGTCAATTTCAATACTGTGGAAATTGATGATACATCCTATTTCTATAAGCCCCATAAAGACCTATACGTAACCGATGAACCAGATACCTATGGTACTTATACCTTTAAGGCACAAGCCATATTATATGTGCCTATGCCTATCAACCTATTGACTGACACAGAAATGACCAAGCTATTCACTAAAAAAGAAATTAAGATGAAGGATATTTATGTAGTAGGTATTCCTGCAAATACAATAGAACAACTAGAACACCTATACAAACTATTCTTCACTAACCAAAAGTCCTATCAGGATATGTTCAATTCAGATACATTCAATGAAGTAAAGAAAGTTTATCTTGAACAGAAAGAACAAATTAAACAACTTAAAAAGAACCTAAAATCATTACTGACCAAGAATATTACAATTCTAAAGAAAAAGGCCGAACTAGAACTAGATTTCAAGGAGTAAACTATGGTTACAAGAAAGCAATTTATGAAGTTTTGTGACAATCACAAAATCAAGTATAACGAACCGGCTATCCTATCCAGCCACTATTTCGTTAAGTACAAGGATGCAAAAGACCCTAACCTTGACAAGTCATTAGTCAATCCTTCAGATACTTTCATCTTTGTTTCTTTCACAGATAAAGATTACGATGAAACATACTACCTATACAAACCCTTTGAAAAACTATATGATTCTACAAAACCAGACGGAGATGGTTGGTACAGCTATGATGCCTATGGTGATATTCACATTCCAGAACCTATCCATTGTTACATAGAAGATGAACTTAAACATTTGTTCTCTACCAAGAACTTTTCCAAAAAGGATGTAATTGAAGCCACTATCCCATTCAA